AAAATGCAACCAACACACTCACAGACAGCAGATAGAAGAACAGTTCCACTGATGGCAGCAATCCCCACAAGGAAAAAGATCAAATACGCTGTGATCGCAGTAGTATGGTTCGCAGGCATAGCCTTTGCCGTTTGGGTCAACTTGCCATGATGCGGAGCATCGAACGCATCTGGGCTCGGGCTACAGGCCATGTCATGGGCGACACCGACGAAGATCGTCCCAGAGTGCCCATCTTGACCATGAGAGAAGCAAGGGTAGCACTCTGCCTCAAAACGTTCTGGATAGTGATCCATGTGATCACTTGCGGATTCATAATAGCAAATGTCATAAGGCACTGGTAAAATGTTAGAAACTATCTGTGATATTCTGGTAGAAGCATATAAAAGAAATTGGATCACGAGTAGAGATGGCAATATCAGTATCCGCCATCATGATAGAGACCATTTTTATGTGACGCCCAGCGGTGTCCGCAAGCAGACCCTACAGCCCGACCAATTTAAGAAAATCAAGATCATAAAAGGTCCTGTTACATTATGGCAAGAAATGCCTTACAGCGATATCTCTCAGGGACTAAAGCCCACAGGAGAAATGCCTCTGCATTTTGGTCTACAGCGAGAGATAGGTGATCATGAAGTGCGTGTGGTCACTCATATCCATCCTACCTATATCGTGGCGGCTATGCATGCCGGAATAGAATTAAACGATCTAACCAAAGATTTTCCAGAACTTAGCCGTTACACTCGTGTGGCTCCTAACGTAGGAGATGTTCCACCTATAAGCCAGGAACTAGGAGATCAATGCCACGAAAAATTAGGATTAAATAATCGCACAGGCGAATTAGAATATGATATAGTGGGGATCAAAGGTCACGGGGTCGTGGCTATAGATCAGACACCTTGGCGCAGTTTCGAACATATAGAGAGGTTGGAACACATTTGTAAGATCGTATTAGCATCAGGGAACTATTAATGTCGGCAATTATCTATACCCTAGTGATGGTACAAATCACCATCGCTTGTGTCACTCTTTACTTGCATAGAAGCATGACACACAGAACAGTTAAGTTCCATCCTGCAGTAGAACACCCAATGAGATTTTGGTTATGGTTAACCACTGGTATGATCACCAAAGAATGGGTGGCCATACATCGTGCCCATCACCAACACAGCGATACCGAACGGGATCCACACAGTCCTAAACACTACGGTATCTGGCGTGTGGTGTTCATGGGCTGGAAGCTGTATGTTGATGCTCGTAAAAACAAACAGATGATCCGTGAGTTAGGAGTAGGAACACCTGACGACTGGATCGAAGAACGAGTTTACACTCCCTACCCCCTCGCGGGAATTCTTTTAATGTTAGTCATAGACTGCTTGCTCTTTGGTCCAGGCGTGGGATTGTTAGTGTGGGGAGTCCAGATGATTTGGATACCTTTTTTCGCGGCCGGGGTGATCAACGGCCTAGGACATTGGTGGGGATATCGCAACATCAATAACGGAGACAGCAGTCGCAACCTATGGCCTTGGGCCGTCTGGATCGGAGGCGAAGAGCTCCACGCTAACCACCATGACAACGGTACTGCTGCCAAGTTCAGTCAAAAGCCGTGGGAGTTTGATATAGGTTGGATGTATATTTGTATTTTAAAATTTTTCAATCTTGCCAAATTAAGAGAAACACACTAATAAGCCAATATAAATATCTGCCCAGGCATAGGAAAGGCAGATATGGAAGCAAGATACAAAGAACTAGAAACACTGGTAGGCAAATTTGTTAGAGACGTACCCCAAGGCCAAGCATACGCAGACAGACTGGCTGAAGAACTAGAAATCATAGCACGATTGGGTTTCGCCAAACACTTTCTACGAGTAGTAGAGATACTGAATCTCACTAGAGATATCCCCCACATAACCAGAGGATCTGCAGGCAGCAGTTTGATCTGTTGGCTGTTAGATATATCTGATGTAGATCCAATTAAAGAACATATACCCTTATCACGCTTCATGAATCCCAAGCGCGATGACCTACCCGATATCGACTTAGATTTCCCACATTGGCAGCAGGAAACAGTGATGAATCGCATATTCAAACACTGGCCAGGACAGAGTGCTCGTGTGTCAAACTATGTGACCTATAAAGAAAAATCTGCACTGAGAGAAGCAGCCAAACGCTATGGTGCCAAAGGTACGCTGAAACGCAACTTCAAACTAGAAGATGTCATTGACAAGAGTTTTGTAGAAGAAGCACAGCGTCTGGCCAACAAACTGTTGGGTAAGAAACGCTGTATATCAAAACACTGTGGCGGCATACTGATATTTGATCGTTCAGTGCCTAAGAGCCTAATCAACGGCGATAATCAAATCCTGCTGGACAAATACGAAATAGAAGACCTAGAGCATTTTAAGATAGACATACTGGCCAATCGCGGACTGAGCCAACTGTGGGAAATAGAACAGCGTGACTTATTAGATTATCCTGAAGAAGATGAAGCCACTGCAGAACTACTGAGCCGTGGAGATGTTCTAGGAGTCACCCAGGCAGAGTCGCCGGCGATGAAGAGACTGTTTCGGGCCATCCGTCCTAAAAGTCGTGCCGACTGTGTACTAGGCACAGCACTGATACGTCCTGTGGCTACCATGGGCCGCCGGAAAGCATCGTTCTTCCAGGACTGGTCCAAAGACAACTTCGATGAAACTATCGTGTTTGAAGATGATGCTATTGAACTCATCTCAGAGATACTGGGCTGCGATCAATACACAGCAGATATGTGGCGCAGAGCATTCGCCAAGAAGAATGAAGAAAAAATGTTTGAGTTTATGGAATTGGTTGGGGATCATCCTAGAAAGGATGATGTATTCGCTGCATTGAAAGAACTTAGCCACTTCGGACTATGTAGAGCCCATGCTATCAACCTAGGTAGATTGATATGGGCATTGGCCTATCAGAAAGCACACAATCCAGAAAGATTTTGGCAAGCAGCGTTGAAACACTGTCAAGGATCTTATGCTCGCTGGGTATATCATCAAGAGGCCAAACTATCAGGTGCTGTACCGGCCATAGGTGAAGGAGGAGAAGTAGATGATCTTATCAGAAACGGACATTGGCGTTCACCAAACTTTATTCCTGTGTGCCAAGAGATACGCAAGCCAGGATCAGTGGAGTTCTGCGGCCTCGTGGCTAACTATCGGGTGTTCAAATCAAAACCCAAAGAGTACATCACATTCGTCACCCTAGGCACCGGCAATGGCAGATATCTAGATGTGGTAGTACCACATGCCATATCATTCCATGAACATCCTATACTTTGGGGAACGGGCAGATTGGGCTACAAAAACAATACAGAATATGTTACAGTATATAAACATAAGAAATTCAATCTAGATCAAGTGAGACATGTAAAATGAAAACAATGAGCAGAGTACATCTATATCCACACAAAGAGCCTAACGGCACAGGTTACATCGTAGCAGAACGCAGAGGACTTAGAGCCTTGGCCAAGAAACTAGAACAGGCCGCAGATGGTGCAGTAGGCTTAGAAACTATCACACTATACGGGTCGGACGGCCACCCATACAAACTAATGATCGTCACTGATATCACAGAAGACGAATGGCAAAATCTACCATTGCCTAAAGAAAAAAACAGCGATCCGTCGACTTTAGATATCGTTAGGATTTACAACGATTTTAAGTCTACTGCTGAATAAGACGAAACCTCCCGCAGGAGGTTTCTATTCTATCATTCTGCTACGCAGACGATATTATTTCTTGACGCCGTGATTAACGAAAGCGTACATTTTTTCCGCAGTTTCTAGAACCTTGTCTAGACCTGGGAATTCAGGCATGCCTACCGTGGTAACGATTTGGCCGGTTTTGTCATCGCGAGCCGCGGACATTTCCCAACCCTGCCACTTGTAGGTAAACTCTTGAGCAACAATATCTTTGGCTTCTTTGAGGATCTCTGTACGGATCTCGTAGCCATTCTTGTTGAACTTGACTTCTGGTGTTTTTACTTCTGGTAATGAAAAGTTTGACATAATCTTCTCCTTTAGTGTGTGTATGTCTTAGTTGGCTTCTTTTTCTACTTTGTAGGGAGCCCGTGAAGCCTGCTCCTTCTGCGAACAATTAAATTTGTCCACAGAATACTTAGCCAGGTCGAGGGTGTTGCGTACCATCATCTTGGCAAAATCTGTTTGGGCCTGTATATAACGATCTGCTACTTGGCGTAGTTCTTCGTCTTGTATGACACGATTGAATACAGACCGTTTTGTGGCCTGTAGGGTATCGATAAAAAATTCTGGTGTAAACATCTTTGTCTCCGTGTGTGCTATTATTATATATCTTTATTTGTAAAGATACAAGATATTTATGGCAGGAATTCCCTGTTTGTTTCCCAATTGGCATAATACCAACGCCAACTCGGACCCAATCTTACTTTGCAATAGTATTCGACCCAAGGATCTCAAAGTGCTAGATATCGATCAAACACTTTTCTCGCCTAACATTAGGTTTTTGGCTTCCTCGAATCTGTTTTGCCTCGCTAACATTGAGGCTTCTCGTGCCAGCATTATTGATTCGAAAATCGCTATCAGCCACTTCATAGCCAGCTCCCTAGCGATCCGTTTTTCCGGTAGCAGGTTAAAATCCTCTCTGCCCTACGCATCTGCGATTCTGTGATAAAATCTATGAAAGATTTGAAAAATTTTTGTATCATCTGTGTATCTCCTATGTATCAGTATTTATACTGAGATGTTGCGCACCGCACAAAATTAGGAGATTTGACATTAGATTAAACATGTTGTAATATTGATATCAAATCAGTTAAATACATCGTATAGTCGAGACTTATATGAAACTTAAAACCAGAAGCATTCTACAGGAATTAAACAGCATAGCCGAAGTGCGCAGCACCGATGCTTTAATCGAAAGCAGAGCCACTAATATCATCAACTCTGCTATCAACCTATTAGAAAGCATCCATAAACATTATGAACCAGATCAGGCCCACGAACTAGAGCGTAGATTGATAAATGCTGTCAAGGGCCAAGATCCCAGCAAATTCTTGCGAGGAGTGCGAAGGATCGCTGAAGATCGCAGACAGAAACGCAAATTAGAAGAATCCAAAAATGAAGAGTAAAGTATTTGAAGGCGGAAACGTATTTAAGGACGCGGATAAACAGCCTCTGACACGCAGGATCACTAGATCAGAAATCCCTACTACTATCGCCTATCTAGAAAAAGAAACAGGCGTCGATTTTTCAACTGACAAGGATGAAGAAGGAGTACCTATCAAATGGTTAGGTACTACAGGGCGCAAGGCTGACAGCGGAGATCTCGATCTTTCGGTAGATGCCAATGAAATCAACAAGACAGAATTCGCAGATAAACTGAGAACTATATTTGGCAAAGAGTCTGTGAAATTGAGCGGAGATAACGTACATTTAAAAACTCCTATCAACGGAGATCCCGCTAACGGATTCGCCCAGACAGACTTTATGTTTTCAGCCAACCCTAAATTCCAACAAGGATCGATGATAGGCAGTGGAGCCGACAGTCCATTCCGAGGGGAACATCGTCACATATTGCTTAGTTCTATCGCTCGAGCCAGAGGTATGAAATACAGTCCTAAATTTGGTCTGATGAACGCAGAAACCGACGAAACCGTGCCCGGAGGGGACGATTGGAACAACATCGCCAAGCAACTGCTAGGTCAAACCGCTACAGTCAAAGATATACGTTCTGTGGAAAATATCATAGCTTATATCAAGAAATTGCCTAACTACGAAGAACTAGTAGCAGCCGCAAGAGAAACTCTAGGACGCAGCGGCATCGAACTTCCCAAGAATGAAATGGTAGAAAATTATCAACCAGGTACTATAGGGTGGATGCGCCAGATGATAGATCTAGTAAAATGAGAGCCTGGGAACTATTATTAGAGAACGAAGCGCCAGCTCCTAAGAAAGTAGGTAGAGAGTTTAACCATCTCGAAGACCTAGTTTTCACGGAACCCGGTGGCGCTAAACGTGCTGTAGAAGTACTTAAAGGACTCAGTCAGCCCGAGAAAAAAATCAGCATCAAGTGGGATGGCAATCCCACTGTGTACTGGGGGCGTGACGAAGACGGTACTTTCCGCATGGTAGGCAAAAACAATTGGGGACGCGAGGAAGGCAAATCATCGAGTCCAGACGAACTAAAGTCTTTTATCATGAGCAGAGGCAAGGGAGAAGATTGGCGAGAAAAATTCGCCGGTGATATGGCTTCTATGTGGCCCGTGTTCGAAAAGGCTACCCCCACAGATTTCCGTGGCTATGTCTACGGAGACATACTGTTCCATCCCGGAAAACCCTACGATGGCGCTGATGGAAAGATGAGTTTCACTCCTAATCAGACTACCTATTCTGTCAAGGGACAGAGTGAAATAGGAAGACGCATCGCTGGTGCTAAAGTAGCAGTGGCGGCACATAAAGTGTTTGAATATTTCGGCGATAAATCAGGTGAAGATTTCGCAGAGCCAGAAATATTCGCAGGTAATCCAGAACTGGTGGTATTTGGACAGACATATATGACCACGAAACCTGCGGTCAATGCCGACAATCTCAGTGTTATCGAAAAGTTGGCTAATCAGATCGGTCCTAAAGTAGACAAACTATTGGCTCCGGTCCCTGGACTAGGAGATCTACAGACTATCATTTATACCTTCGTCAACAATCAATCTAAGGCCAAGGCCTTAGATAAAATCGATTCGGCTAGTTTTTTCCAGTGGCTGCAGAACAGCAAAGTAAGCGCTGGCAAGCAGGCAAAAATCGCCGACCTCGACAAAACTAATCCAGGCGTGATGGACGGAATGTTTTCTCTGGTAGTAGAATTAATGAAAGCCAAAGACGAAGTCATACGAGAACTGGACCAGGCTGAAGGTGATATCGTGGCTCACACAGGAGCGAAGCCCGGGGGTGAGGGTTACATGAGCACCGATGATGCTGTAAAATTAGTACCTAGAGATCGTTGGACTCCATATAGAGCCGATTAAGCACGTTTTTTTCCAAAATCTATAAATACTATTGAGAATCGGGCGATTCTCATAATTGCCGGTCCCGGAGCGGGACTGAGATATTAGAGATAAGGAGAAAATATCATGGCAGTCGTAACAAAAGTAAATCCAACAATTGACTCAACACGTGGTCGTGCGTTTTTAGGTAAAACCATTGACAAGTACACTGTTGACATTGTAGCAGCAACAGACCTATCAGTAGCCAACATGGGTCCAGACGGTGCGTTCCAAGCAATGATTTCTGCAATGTCTAGAATCACAACAATCGTAGGCGTAAGCGCACTAAGAACAAATGGTTCTGGCGCAGGCCGTATGTTCGACGTGATGATCGAGGGAGATTTCGGAACTGACACCTATGACGGAACCAACTCAGAAACATTGGCCGCACACCTAGAAGACGAAGTACAAGGTCTTGGTACAGTCAATTCTGTGAACTTAGGTAGTGCTACAGTAGTAAGAGCCACAGGCTATCCTCTGTTCGCTAACGCACAGTAAGTAAATTCCTAGGGATGGGAAGGGAAGAGCGGATTTATTCCGCTCTTTTTTTATCTCTGTAAATAGTAGCATATTATGGAACGCTACCGAATCATAACCCTAGTAGATATCACCAGAAGCCGGGCCTCACGATCAGAGACGGATAAGATCAAACTAGGACAACAGGCTAATTTCAACAGCCTCCTCCAAGCCCTCGGTATACGTGCCAATATAGATTGGACCAAAGATCCTTTTTTGGAGACCGGTAGATTGCCTTACCCAGCCGAGGGTCATGCTGCCCATTGGATATGGGAATTCGAAACTGAACGAGATCTAGTCTATGCCACAGCAGATGATCCAGTGGGATTATTAAAAACAGATCTCCATGGTGTACCTGTCGTTGACGGACTAAATAACACAGCGATCATCGATCCTGCGGCGTTCCAAACTAGAGGTTCTAAAATCAATATTTGGATACATGAATCACGATGATCATGATAAATATACTTTATAAAGGCAAATTTAAGGCGACTTTAATTTAGGCACATGGCTCTGAGCGAGCACTTGACTTAACCTAAGGAGAGCCGGAATGGCCGTAGTAGCAGAACGAGTGAGCGTGCTGGAAACCAAAGTACAGCACATAGATGAAAAGATTGACGATCTCAAAATCGATGTCAAAGACATGCATGATTGTCTCGATCGTACTAGAGATCTGTTAGACGGTAAAATGGAAGAAATGCTTACCGAATACCGTACACATAAAGATAAATTTTACGAGCATGCTAATTCTCTGCACGAAGAGGATCGCAAAACACACGCGATGTTGGCAGCGAAAATAGAAGAAATAGAGCATTTTAAAAATAGATGGATGTATCTAGGACTAGGTGCTATCGCCGCTCTGGGCTGGGCGGCCCATGTAGATTTAACAGCTATCGCCCAGATGTTTGGATTTTAAAGATCTTCCCACTTAAATAAGGACCATAGGTCCTTTTTTTATGACTGATATTTCTAAACGTCTAGATAGATTCATAAATTCTGCACAGAAGAAACTGATACAGGCAGATCAAATCCTTCCCATAAAAACTGATGAAGGAATATTAGTCGGAGATGTTTTGATAATCAGCGAAGGAAATTTAAAACACATTAAAAAAAGAGATCAAATGCTGTATGTCAATGTCTATCTCAATGCAGCGGCTATAAAATTAGCTAATCTATGTTATAGAAATCCTAGTTCTATCCAGATACAAAAAATATATGCCGCAGATCAGGAATATGGAAAATGGTTCGTCGACAGCCAGATACTGCGCACACAGCACAGAAAAGCCTTGGAAAAACGAGATTACGATCGTGCCGACATGCTGTATTCTCGGTACATAGAAAGCAGAGATAGAGCAGAAAAATCTAAAAATATCGCTAAGACTTTGGCAGACGATTGAATAAATAATACATAATCCTGGATTGGACAATATGAAAACCACAGACCTTTTTAAAATTAATAGATCAAGCAAGCGATTAAACGAAAGCATACTCAAAGTTTTCGGAAAAACTGTCAACCTAGAAAATTTTGATCTAGCACAACTGCATGATGCTCGCAACAAACTACGCACACAGGTAAGCCAGATCCGTGGACAGAGCGGGTTTAACGAAAATCTAGAAAATGATGCTTATCATCAGGCTCAATGGATGCTGGATGCTATCAACTCTGAGATTGCAGAACGCGATGAACACATCATCGAAGCAGATGTAGACGAAGGCAAGATGAGCGAGATCGATATAGATCTACAGACGCTAGCTAACAGAGGTGATGAGGAAGATCTTATCGCTGCACTAGAGGGCGAAATGGGACCAGAGGTGGCAGATGTTCTGCAAAACATGATGGAAGACCTCAAAGACGAGTTAGCCGCAAAAGGCATGAACGATGTCATGAACGACGAAGATAAGATGATCGAGATATTATGGGACAAGATAGTTGATGAGCACGGTGGCAATGATTCTGAAGACGAAGGTGGAGAGACCGATGACGGCTACGCTCTAGCGTCAGCAGGTCACGGTTCAGACGAGGACTATGAAAGCATCCAGATCGAAAAGGCGCCTCCAGGAGCCAAGGCCGAGCGTATGGTCAAGCACATCAAGAAAGGCTATGCCGATGATGGAAAACTAACAGATAAAGAACGTTCGATCGCCTATGCGACAGCATGGAAGCAACACAACAAAGAAAAAAATGAATCAGTCAATCAAGGAGAAGACATGACTAAGGTAACAGAAGGCGAGATCCAACAGGCCAGTGCGATCGTTACAGCCAAGACAATGGTAGACAGAGTAGGCCGCTGGATCGAAGAACTTTCTGGCATGGAGAATGACACACTGCTTCAACTAGGTGATTCGATCCGTGATGAAATGGGACAAGAGCAGGCTAAGAATTTTATTTCTACAGTGGCACCTGCCATCCAGCAAGCGCTCGAAAATTTAAAAAGTGCGAGAGAAACACTATCAACCGGCGTTCGCGCACTCACAGGAGAAGAGCAACCAGCAGAAATGTTAGGTGCTGAACCGAGTGCCGAAGGCGATATGGCCGCGGCACCACCAGATGAAATGAATATGCCAGCCGAAGAACCAGCCGCCGATGAATTTGCCGCGGCAGAACCAGCCGCAGGAGGAGTTGAAGCCGCAGGTCGCGAACAGCGAGAAAGCATCAACTATCAAAGTCGTTTACTAAAAGTATTGGCAGGCTAATGAGATTTTCTGATATCATCAGTGTCGGCGATTTCTTACAGGTCAAAGAACTGGCACCAACTCCCGCCTCAACTCTCTCCCCGCCATCCGGAAGCCCACCAGGCCAGGCCGCGCCGGGACAACCTACTCCGGGTCAAACCCCACCGCAGAGCGGGCAACCTCCCGGTGGCTTAGATCCAAAACAAGCAGCATTGGCGGCAAAACAACAGCAAGATCAAAAAAAACAACTGCAAGATCAGATCAAGCAACTCGAACAGCAGTTGGCCGATACTCGGAAACAATTGGCGAGCCTAGGATGAGATTTTTTGAATTCGCAGGTGACGAAGGTGTGGACAAGTTCGTTATGGTTCTTCGTAACTATATAGGTCGCGCTGCTTCTAAAAAAGCACCTGCTAAATTAAACTGGAACGGGTTACAACAGGTCTTACGCAGCAATGGCTTTGAAGTCTCTGCAGATTATGAAACATTCAAAGCCATGTATGATGCCAGCCCTGCGATACAAAATTTGGTTAAGAATTTCAACGACAAAGGTGTGGAATTAAATGTTCCCGGAGCGCCCAAAGATGCGGCAGAACAAGAACCTACTCAAGGCGGAGAAACTAGCCAGGATGTCGTAGACAAAACTGCGGCATCAGCGGCCGCAGGACAATTATCACAGAGCCAAACAACACCTCAGATTTGACAATTCCGAAATAATCCTGTAATATATATAGGATGCAAATACAACACACTCCGCCTCCGTTCGTCGAAAAAATCCAATATAAACCTTGTAAGCAGATCAATGATCCTGTGACTCGCAAGCGTGTTTATCTCACCCCCGACGGAGAACATCTTCCTAGTGTTACGACTATCCTCGGCGCCACCAAAGATATGACAGCGTTAAACGAATGGAAGAAACGCATAGGAGAAGAGAAAGCTAGGCAGATTACCACAGAAGCCGCGGGAGTAGGCACAGCCATGCACAGCAATCTAGAAAGATTCATTGCAGGTATACAACGCCAACCTGGCAACAATCCTGTTCATGTCCAGGCTAATGCTATGGCGGACGTGATCATTTCTAATGGTCTGTCTAAAATCAATGAAGTATGGGCCATGGAGCAGAGCCTTTACTTTCCAGGACTCTATTCTGGGACCACTGACCTAGTAGCCGTGTACGAGGATAATCCCTGCATCGCAGATTATAAACAGACCAACAAGCCCAAGAAAGAAGAGTGGGTGGAAGATTATAAAATACAACTGATAGCCTATATACTAGCACATAATGAAGTTTACGGCACAGACATTCGCGAAGGACACGTTTTTATGTGCTCACGAAACTGCGAATACCAGCAGTTTGATCTATGGCCCTCGGACTTCAACAAGTACCAAGATCTGTGGCTTAACAAGGTAGAGGAATACTACACTAGCCTAAGATAAATACTCTATAAAGTTAGAGGATACAATCGTGGCCGTTGTGCAAATCTCAAAAATCCAGGTCAGACGTGGCCAAAAAAATTCAGGAATAGGCGTCCCTCAATTAAGTTCGGCAGAATTCGCATGGGCAGTGGACAGCCAAGAATTATTTATAGGCAATGGTTCTATTGCTGAAGGTGCCCCTTATGTAGGTAATACGAAAATCCTCACAGAGCACGATAATATCTTAGAATTGGCATCTAGTTATCAATTCGCAGAACCGGAACCTTCTATTTCTCTCAGCATTCCGAGATCTCTGCAAACGAAACTAGACGAATATGTCAGCGTATTAGATTTCGGAGCAGTACCTGATGGTAGCACTGACAATTCTAATGCTTTTGAGAATGCCATGAATGAGTTGTTTAGAAATCTCGATAGTAGATTTAAAAAAATACTCTATATACCTAACGGTGTTTACATATTCGCCGGAAACCTTAGAATTCCCAGTACTGCTATATTACAAGGTGAAACCAGAGACGGAGCGAGATTAGAATTTAACGCTAATAACATATTGTTCGTCGGCAGCGACGGCGAAGAAGTTGCGGAATTTACCAGCAGCAATCGTCCTCAAAATATAAAAATAAAAGATTTAACAATCAGTCGAGGCGTTGGTCAAACTGACATTACAGGAGTATACAATTCTACCTTTGAAAATGTTAAATGGGTTTCAGAATATGAATTAGGGGACGCATTCACTGGATCTATATCTTCACAGACTGCTGCAGTCAAATGGGAGAATAGTTTGCCCGGAACCAAAGTAACAGATATAACCTTTCGTGACTGTATTTGGGAATCAAATCTTTTGTCAGTGAGATCAGATCAAATTACCGTGGATCCTAGTGATCCGCCCATATACGACACACGCATAGATTTTGAGAACTGTCAGTTCTCAGTAGGACACACAGGGATATTAATCAACGGAATAACTAATCAGGGAAATCGCTGGAATATCAACAACTGTAAATTTGAAGAAATATTTGCAAGAGGTTTTATATCTAACTATGGTATTGGAACTAAAATACAAAGATCTTCTTTTATAAATTGTGGTAATGAAATCAATACTGCAGCGACTCCTATCACAGATATAATATCATTCGGGCAATCCAATGCAAATATCGTCGTTGACTGCTCGATCAACAGACATCAACAAGGCGGATTTACCAATGTGGCTACCAAAGGCGCCGAAGTTGAAGTCTTGAATTCAAGCAAAACTAGTCTGATTGATATGAATTATGCAGATATCTATCTTTCTAATAGTTTTAGACCGTTGGCAGTATTCAGTGGTTACAATAGATATACCTATATAGATTATGTATTGAATCTGGGCGTTCATTCTAGGGCAGGGCAGATCATCATCATGACTCCCGACGACCAAGGATCGATATCTTTCGCAGATAATTACACCTATTCAACTCCGTTTATAACAGATCCAGGGGGAATCCTTATGACAAATTTTCAATTTAATGTAGAATTAAGAGATAATAACGGGGATAGCGGTTTAGAAACTATCCTGTTGTCATATACGAATCCTTTGTCAACTGGCACGACAGGAACTATCTCGTACTCTATCACCTACGGTGTTTGATCTACACGGCGTAGATAGATTAAACGAATGGAAAAGATTTAGAGATAGTTTGGAATTGGATCAAGAACCCTTGGTCCGTGTCGCAGATCTCTGGAGCCGTGCTCCGTTCGTTAATCCATATCTCGATCCAAAAAATCCTGCCGATTGGCCTGATCCGTGGCATTTGATTCTAGATCTCAAATTAGATGATCTTGCTATCTGTCTAGGAATGTTGTATACTTTGAAATTAACACAGCGGTTTATAGATACCAAATGCGAGATACATATGTCTATGCTTCCAGAGAAACATAATAAAAGATTTTTTCTAGTAGTAGATCACAATCATGTTCTAAATCTCACTCCACGCAGTGTTGATGATAGAAAATCATTTGATCAAATCTGCACAGACAAAATTTGGGCCGGACACGAATTGCCATAAATATCAGACTTAGAGAGACATAGATGATCACAGTGATTAAGAGAGATGGGAAAAAAGAGCCATTAATGATCGAGAAATGGCAGGCCCAGGTGGCAAAAATTTGTAAAGGCATCGCAGATGTCAGTCAATCGATGATAGAAATCAAGGCTCAGTTACATTTTTATGATGGCATCACTACTAGAGAAGTCGACGGAATAACTCTCAGGGCTATCGTAGACCTTATCGATGTAGAAAATAATCCAGATGTTGGCCATACCAACTACCAATTTGTAGCAGGCAAACAGAGATTAAGCATGTTGCGCAAGGATGTATATGGAGATTACACACCTCCCCGCCTCTATGACATCGTAAAACGTAATGTCGAAACAGGACTGTATACTCCAGAACTGCTTGAATGGTATGCGGAAGAAGAATGGGACAAGATGGAAGAGATTATTGATCATAGTAAAGATGAAGAATATAGTTACGCAGCCATCGAACAGTTGATCGAAAAATATCTTGTGCGCAATCGTGCCACTAAAGAAATCTATGAAACACCACAGGTGCGTTACATGATCGCTGCAGCCACAGTGTTCCATAAAGAAGAGCCAAATTCGGCTCGTATGCGCTATATCAAGGAATATTATAATGCTGCTAGTGATGGTCTTTTCACTCTTGCTACTCCTGTGCTTGCTGGTCTTGGCACTCCTACGAAACAATTTAGTTCTTGTGTTCTCATTAGGTCTGATGATGACCTGGATAGTATATTCGCTAGTGGCGAGATGATGGCCAAGTATGCCAGCAAACGTGCTGGCATCGGTTTGGAGATTGGTCGTCTCCGCCCCCTGGGTAGTCCCATCAGAGGTGGGGAGATCATGCACACCGGAATGATCCCATTTCTTAAGAAGTGGTTTGGCGACCTACGTTCGTGCTCACAAGGCGGCATCAGAAACGCTTCGGCCACCGTATTCTATCCCATATGGCATCACCAATTTGATGATTTAATCGTACTCAAGAACAACCAAGGTACAGAAGAAACTCGTGTCCGACACATGGACTACGGTGTCGTATTGTCAGCATTTTTTTGGCGTAGATTCAAGAACAAGGAAAACATAACTTTTTTCGATCCCAACGAAGTACCAGATCTCTACGAATCATTCTACAAAGATTCGAACTTATTCGAAGAACTGTATGTGAAATATGAGAAGCGTCGGGATCTGCGCAAAAAGGTCATGAATGCTGAAGATGTTTTCAAGGGTGGTATACTGAAAGAACGCACAGACACAGGTCGAATATATCTCGTATTCATTGATAATGTCATGAATCAGGGACCATTTGATCCCGAATACCATACGATTTATCAAAGTAACCTGTGCTGTGAGATCCTATTACCCACACGTCCATTTAAGCGATTAGACGACGAAGATGGTCGCATAGCGTTATGTACACTGGGATCTATCAATTGGGGATCGTTCCGGAATCCAGAGGACATGCGTAGGGCCTGTCGTATCCTACAGCGTAGCCTGTGTAACATCCTTGACTACCAGGACTTCTTGTCGATACAGAGCAAACTCTCGAACGATGAGATACAGCCTCTAGGCATTGGTGTTACCAACCTCGCCTACTGGCATGCTAAACGCGGGTTACAATACGGTGAGAAAGATGCTCTGGCAGAAGTTAAAAGTTGGATCGAGCATCAGGCCTACTATCTAACTGAGGCAACTGTAGAATTAGCCAAAGAAAGAGGCCGCTGTTTAGACAGCGATAAAACACGCTATGGTCAAGGTATTTTCCCTTGGGAACTAAGAAGCAAAGGTGTCGATGAATTAACTAATTTTACGCCTGAATTAGACTGGGAATCGTTGCGTAAAGAAATGAAACAGCATGGCGTTCGTAATGCCACATTGATGGCCATCGCACCTGTAGAATCTAGTTCGGTGGTCATTAACAGCACCAACGGAATTGAGATGCCTATGAGTTTGATCTCCACCAAAGAATCAAAAGCAGGTTCTTTCACCCAGGTAGTTCCAGACTATCATAAATTAAAAAACAAATATCAATTAATGTGGGAACAATCAGATTGCGTTCACTATATCAAAACTGCAGCAGTATTGTCAGCATACGTTGATCAGAGCATTTCAACCAATACATTTTATAATCCAGCACATTTTTCGGATCGAAAAGTTCCAACAACATTGATCGTTAAAAATTTAATGTTGGCTCATAAATGGGGACTGAAAACATTCTATTACAGTCTAATTAACAAGGCCGGTGCCAAACAAGAAGACATTCCGAGCATCAACGGATATCATGAAAAGATTAATGGGTATCATATAGAACCAAATGAATTATTAGAAGAAGACTGCGAGGCCTGCAAATTATGAGTTTAGCACAGTATGATTTAACACACACCACAGATTATCTAAATCGAAAAATGTTTCTCGATCCTGCCGGTCCCGTAACCATACAGAGATTCGAAGAAGTCAAATATAAAAAGATCTCAGATTTCGAAACAACCGCCAGAGGGTTTTTTTGGCAGCCTGAGGAGATCAGCCTCACCAAAGATGCGCAGGATTTCAAGGATGCATCTGATGCTGTCAAACATATCTTCACATCTAATCTATTAAGGCAGACCGCATTGGATAGCCTACAGGGTAGAGGACCTAGCCAAATCTTCACCCCTGTTGTTTCATTACCGGAGTTAGAAGCCCTTGTTTACAATTGGACCTTTTTTGAAACGAATATCCATAGCCGCAGTTATAGCCATATCATCCGTAATATCTATAATGTTCCTAAAGATGTTTTTAATACCATCCATGATACTAAAGAAATCGTTGATATGGCTTCGAGTGTGGGAAAATATTACGACGATCTACACCTTATCAACTGCCGCAAGGAGATGGGTGAAACTATCACGGAAAAAGAACACATCCGAGCCACCTGGCTCGCCCTGAACGCTTCATACGCCCTAGAAGCCTTCCGCTTCATGGTAAGTTTCGCTACCAGCCTCGCTATGGTAGAGAACAAGATCTTCATCGGTAACGGCAACATCATCGGCCTGATCCTACAAGACGAACTGTTGCACAAGGGGTGGACCGCCTGGCTGATCAATCAGGTAGTCAAAGAAGATGAGCGATTCGTTGAAGCCAAACAAGAGTGCGAAAGCGAAGTCTACAAAATGTACACAGATGTAATCGTCGAGGAAAAACAGTGGGCTGACTATCTGTTCAAGAAAGGTCCAGTGATTGGGCTTAATGCTGCTATCCTCAAAGATTTCGTAGATTATACCGCCCTGACCGCACTAAAAGAAATTGGTATTAAATATCAGCAGGCAGCACCAAGAACTACACCTATTCCCTGGTTCAACAAACACAGTGATACCAGCAAGAAGCAAACTGCTCTACAAGAAAACGAAAGCACCAATTATGTGATTGGTGTAATGAGTGAAAATATTGACTATGAGTCGCTACCGGCTATATAATTATGAACTACAAAGCACAATATAAGATGCGTAGCCCATTTGATTCTTGGAAAAATGCCAGTTCTTTCAGCAACGAATCCGCAGCCATCGCAGAAGCATTAAGAAAAAAACGTGCAGGTGCATTATTAGTACGAGTAGTTGATAGCAAAGGTAAAACAGTTTATTCGGCATAGAAAGGAAAACGATGAAAGCAGTAGTTTGGAGCAAATATAATTGCACGTTCTGTGAACAAGCCAAATCATTGCTGACACAGAAAGATATCGTATTTGAAGAAAGAAAAATCGGTGATGGCTACACACGCGAAGAACTTCTCGAAGCAGTACCTAATGCAAGAACTTTACCGCAGATTTTCTTAGATGAAAAATTGATAGGTGGATTTACAGAATTAAAAGCATACTTCGCAAAGGAAAAACATGTTAATTGACAAAGGATTGACCGAAGGATCAGTCGTTACGATAAAATTAGTGAACGGAGAAGAGATATTGGCCAAATTGGTAGAAACGACTGCTACCGGATATAAAATCTCAAAACCATTGACATTGAGTGCTGGGCCTAAGGGATTGGGCATGGTACCTTTTTTGTTTACTGTAGATCATGAAAAAGATCTTACTATCGATAAATCTGCGGTAATGGTCATAGTGAACACTGAACAGGAATTCGCGAACCAGTATACGCAAGGCACCACTGGCATAGCCATAGCGGGATAATCATGCCTGGAATCAGTAGAGTAGGAGTTGACAAAGCAGGAGGCACGATCGTAGGTGCCCTTGCTCCCACAGTGTTTGCTAATGGGGTTCCAGTCACGGTTTTGGGTGCTCCTGTTATTCCCCATGGAAAAGGACCTCATGCAGCACCAGTGATGGTCACTGCCAGCGCCAATGTGTTTGCCAACGGAATCCCCGTATGTAAAGCAGGTGATATAGCCACTTGCGGCCATGCGACATCCGGCAGCGGTAATGTAAACGTAAATTGATATGAAAAAATTATTTTGGAACGTCCTAGGATTCTTCTGCCTAGGTTTAGCCTATGTAGGCGTGGTGACTCCGGGATTTCCTTACAGCATCTGGGTGGTGGCCGCTGCCTACTGTTTTTCAAAAGGCAGCGAGCGCATGCATCGTTGGTTGTATAATCATCGACTGTTTGGACCATTCCTCACCAACTGGAACGAAAAACGTGTGTTCCCTACAAACATGAAATTCTTTATGATAGGTATGATGTCACTGAGCCTTGTGTTGATGTGGGCAGGCGGTGTCAAACCTATCGGTATTTTAAGTACTGCTGTGTTCATGGCATTGGTTGCTGTATGGGCTTGGCGTTTTCCAGGTAGTGTTGCAGAATACGATCGACGAAAAAGTTCAGGAAAGAAGATAGGATGGATCAGATAAATTATACCGTACACAAGTTATTTCCTGTTCCTGTGTATAGAAGTAAGATCAGAGTAGATACTTTAACCTATCATAAATTAACCAACGGGTTTGAATGGGAAACCAATGACAGGTATATGCTCGAGTTTATCACGCATAAAGAAACCAAAGAACGGCATATCCTTGACCTGCCACAATTTTCTGGACTGAAAAAGCAAGTACAGGATCACGTAGACACGTTCGCCTTCAATATTTTAGAGTGTCAAAAAGACATCGCATGGCAGATAACCACATCGTGGGTCAATGAAGTGGTCAAAGGCGGTTACAGTTCAATGCATACACACGCCAATAGTCTTATTAGCGGAGTAATGTATCTCAATGTAGATGAACGGTCAGGGGGTATAGCCTTCCACAAAGAACCATCATATAAACCCTTGTGGCACGATACTATCAGAATAGATTTCGACGAAACCACCGATTTCACCACCGATGCCAGCGTGTTTATTCCCGCACACAACGACATATTGATTTTCCCCAGCACGTTGGCACATAGCGTTTTGATCAATGAATCTGATATAATAAGATATAGTCTAGCATTTAACGTGTTTCCTAAAGGCGTCTTTGGTCGCGGAGGCAACAGCGAACTTACGCTATGAATCACAAAATAACACCTTTGTTTGCAGTACCACTATATCAGACAAATATAGGAAAAGATGATAACGATACAGATTTTATCAAGTCACAAGAGTTTGTACGGATGCCTGCTGACAACGGCAGTTATACCGTTAATAAAAGAATATTAGATTCTGCAGAATTGAAAAATCTTAGAAATAAAATACAATCTCACATAGACAACTTTACATATGAAATTCTAGACTGCGACGATCAATTATGTTTCGAAATCCAAAACAGTTGGGTAAATCAACACGGTAAAAATGATTTTGCTGGTTTGCATAGACACTCTAATAGTATCATCAGCGGAATCTATTATCTCGAAGTCTATGATCAAAGCGGTGCCATAGTGTTTCAAAAAGATAAAAGTTACTACAATCTCTGGACAGACACCATTGAAATTGGTTTTAATTATCAACAACACGGTGATCAAGATCGATTAAATGTATTCAACGCCGATGCCTGGGGAATATATCCTCAAGTCGGCGATTTGATATTATTTCCTAGCCTTTTATATCATTCTGTCACAGAAAATCTTTCAGACGATACCAGATATAGCCTAGCATTTAACGTTTTCCCCAAAGGCGTATTTGGTACTACCATAGACCAATTAGAAATCAAATAATTTATGCATAAAGTAGATCTAGATCTCCTAGTAGATATAGCACAAGAGGTAGAAGGACAGGATTCCATACCTTGGGATAGATTAGCCGTAGGCAAAGAACAGGCTTATAAGATGGTGGCGACTAGCATATTAGAAATGTTTGATAAGCCCGAATACACGTTCGACGATAAAGTTATCCTACTCAGCACTATTACCAAACTAACAGTAGAAAACATGTTACTAAATCTAAAAGTATTGACATTAGAGTCAAGAGATAGTTAAATAACAGTATTGTTGTACATCCTTCGATGTGAAGGCATTCTGGACGGGGGTTCGATTCCCCCCGGATCCACCAAAAGCACACTGATTGTCCCACAGAGGCCATCGCTAATATCTGTACAGTGTGTTTCTGAGGGGTCCGACCGGTTTCGACAGGGTGAGATAACGGAGACGGCAACACAGTAGGCGATGACTGTAAATCAAGCAAAACTAATAAATGCCAATGACGCATTTTTTGGAGAAACTCGCCTAGCAGCGTAGTCTCCACGGGGCAGGTATGCCTTGTTTCCCAAAATACCAAAAGTGGCCTTCGGGCCACTTTTTCTTGACCCCTACTGACCGTCGGTTATATACTTGTCCAGTGCATATTTTGTACGCACAATATTGTTTTTACCTATGAACGCCATAGGAAAATAATAACAAAAACCTATTAAAATCTCTTGATCTATAGGTTAAATAAATTGTAAAATAGTTCTAAGTTTTCAACACACACAAGGAGAAACACATGAAAACAATTGGTGATAGATTAGAAGCATTTGTAATGACCGGTATCAATCCAGGTAGTGATAAGTTTTTTGACATCACTGAAAAGTCTTTTGAAGGTAAATGGAAAGTTATCGTATACTATCCAAAAGACTTTACTTTCGTTTGCCCCACAGAAATTGTTGCCTATGATAAATTACAACAAGATTTCGCAGATCGTGATGCAGTATTGCTGACTGGAAGCACAGACAATGAGTTCTGTAAACTGGGCTGGCAAAAAGCACACAGCGACCTCGCTAAGATCAAGCACGTTCAGTTCGCAGATACACAGCGCGGTGAACTGAGTCTTGTTGAGCAACTGGGTGTATTCTTTGCTCCAGCAGGTGCCGCACTTCGCGCCACATTCATCGTTGATCCAGAAAATGTCATCCAGCACATTACTGTCAACAACTTGAACGTTGGCCGTAATGCCGATGAAACACTTCGTGTTCTTGATGCTCTGCAAACCGGTGAACTCTGTGAGTGTAACCGTCAAGTAGGTGCAGATACATTAGAAACCAAAAAACTAAAGGTGGCTTAAATGACTGCATGGGTAGATCAAATCAAGGATACTATTCCTGACTACGCTAAGGACACACGACTCAATATCGATGCCGTAGTCAAACGTTCTACTCTGCCACAGGAAGAAGCAGAAGCGGTTGCTCTCGCGGCGGCTTTTGCCACAGGTAATTCAAAACTATGGACTTGGATGCAGAGTCAGATCGCAGATCAACGAGAATCCGAAGCCGCTATTACCGCAGCCAGTTTAATGGCCATGAACAATGTTTGGTATCCTTACGTAGAAATGGCCGAGGATGAATCACTCAGCGGATTGCCGGCACAGTTACGTATGAATGCTATCGCTACACATGGCGGAACTACTAAGGCCAGATTCGAAGCATATGCACTATCGGCTTCGATCGTAGGTAAGTGTCATTTCTGCGTCAAAGCACACTATGAAACACTAAAGAAGGAAGGCTATACAGTAGAACAACTTCGTGACATCGGCCGCATTGCCTCAGTGATTACCGCAGTATCAAGAGTTTTACATAATTAATTTTAAACATAGTTGTATTCTAGCCCGGTTTATCCAGGCTCTCTTTTTTAGAGAGATAACTAATATTTGTCAGAGAGGATTATATGCTTACTACAAAATTAGAATTGAGCGACCTGTTTAAACTTGAATTCAATGAATGTTTCTATGGTAACGGTATCGTGTTAGAGGCAAAAATATTAGAATATGACAAGTCGCTCGGATCGCTGCCAGAAGCAGCAAAAAAATTATACTTTAGAGTAGATACCGGGCCATATAATTATGCCTTTCCAGGAAGCAACGGCTGGGCAGGATCGGAACCTGAACTCAATCGCCCCTACAACGAACCTCCTAAAGAACCGATCGTCAAACCAGATGACTATGTGTGCTGGAGATTGCCTCAACACGAAAGGAGGCTGTGGCAAGCAGGATTTCCTGTATACTTTGGCTACTATCTCGGCGATACTCCAAAAGAGATCCAATTAGATTCCGAAACGGCAGAAACGCTCAAAAAAGATTTTGATTGACAACTTCTAGGAGAGATGCTAGAATACTAGCATTATCTAACTGTATAGGAGGATCTTTTGAGCATGCATCTAGAGGGTCCTTGGCTCAGCACCACAGGTAAACGCCGAGGAAAATTCAAATTCCGTAACGCCGACGAAGCGAGAAAGGCCAGAGAATTAGACGAATCTTGGAAGGCCATGCAGAAAAAATGGGGCATTGCCGCAGAAGAAAAAAAGCGGAAGAGGGCCATGACTGCTGAAATCTATCAGCCAGAGATCCCATTCCGTAGAGAGACTGAAAAAATCAATAGTTTACCATTTACAGCAGGTCCTTGTTTGAAACCAGAGCAAAAAGTTTACACAGGCAGTAAAATCAAAGGCATCGGAACCATGCACAAGTCTAACGCTGTGCCGATTTTTTCCGACGAAGAAGCAGTAGAAATTTCTCAAATGAGGAGATGATTATGGGTTATCACCAAAGAGTTTATGATTGCATCTATTGGCGCAACGGCGACAAAGTCGTAAGGCAACGGATCAAGCATCTTAGACAAAATTTATCCCGGGCGGCCAACAGAAAAAATGCTCACGCTACTCCTATTACCCTAGATGAAATATATGAGATAGGTGAAAGACAAAATTGGCGAGACCCGTTTTCTGGTGATTTATTAGAATTTACCAGAGGAGGAAATTGGGGTATGCAAAATAACATAAGCACAGGTGCTTGCAATCCTATGAGTTGTTCTAATGATAGAATCGACAACAGTTTGCCTTATACCAAAGACAACGTAAGATTAGTTACATCGTTGACTAATATGTCCAAAGGAAATCTTTCAGACGAAGATTATATCAATCAGAGCAAAAAAGTTGCCAAAATGCGTCAATAATCGTGCATTTTTTGCTGGTCGATGCTAAAATGCGATATATATTAAACGTTTCGCAAGAAACTGAGATAACGGGATTGGACGGAGCGAACCAGTTTTATGATCAATCCTGCGAGTCTTGGCCAATGAGGAACCCGTGAGATTCGGGAAGCCATGCTCGCCAAAGGTGAAAGCGCGATCTTGTAAACAGCAAGTAGCGTGTCGTAACTGATGGAGACGACAACACGAACCAAGGGTTCTCTTATAGAGCCTCGTGAAGTTAACTCCCTGTAGTGTAATGTCACAGAAGATCGTGACACCAAATGAAAGGAGGAACACAATGTTTCAATCTCTTAGATTGGGTAGTATAGCAGTATCGTTATTGTTTGTGATGTTTGTAGTAAGTTCGATAACCGGATGGAAATTTCAAAAGTTAAGCGGACAAGAAGGATATCAGTTCGTATCAGCAGAAAGCATAGAGAAAGACCTAGAATGTCTTGCTCTTAATATATATCGCGAAGCGGGCTATGAACCATTCGAAGGTAAAGTAGCTGTCGCTCAGGTCACACTAAACAGGGTGAAGGATCCGAGATTTCCAAAAACGGTATGCGGAGTGGTCTACGAAAAGACCGTGATCTTTTCCACGGTTATCTGCCAGTTCTCTTGGTACTGCGATGCTAACCATAGAAATCGCAAGATCAACGATGAGGCCTATGCCGATAGTTATGCAGTGGCTAAAAAAGTCTACCTGGAAGGATTCCGTCTTGACAGCTTAAATAAAGCATTGTATTATCATGCTGATTACGTCAGCCCTAACTGGAAACTAGAAAGGATAACCAAAATTGGAGCCCACATCTTCTACAGGAAACCAAATGAAAACATTTGACATAGAAAAGGTCCGCGACGGTCTCAAAACATATTTCAGCCGGCTGAGCCCGGAGAGCCTAGAATGGGTGGCCATTTTGGTCTTACACTCGGCCACTATACCTAGTTTCTTAGCAGTGATGGCGGGCATCACTGACAAGATGCCTGCGGTAGATTTGGTACTCATGGTTTGGTTTGGACTAGCCCTGCTGTTCGCCAAAGCCGCTGCCAAAAGAGACATGTTCAATATCGTCACCCTGGGTTTTGGATTCATGCTCCAGGCCGTGATGATGGCATTGATCTTCTTCAAGTAGATTGGTAATCACCGTAGTTGACTTTGGTTGGCTGCGATGCTATAATTATTACTGTCGTAACCCACACACAGAAAGGTAATTATGAAAAAGGCAATTATAATCGGCATTATGGCTGCGGCAGTCACTGGCTGCTCTTCTATGAAAACCATCGAGGTCCGTGATACCAAAGCGCATCCTAATTGGTATGTTGATTGCGAACAGATCGGCTCCGAAGGGTGGAAGTTCTGGAATCGTGACAAGTTTGCCTATGCCTGCGGAATGGGAGAAAGCATCTATGAGCAGGCCGCAGAAGCACAGGCCTATGCATTCGCTGTCAAGGGTTTCGCCGAACGCATCAACGGTTCGGTCAACTCGTCTACCACTATTGACATCACCAATGACAAGCGCAACACTCGAACTTTTGTCGAGCACAAAGTGGTAGATACCGTGATCCGAGAGCATCTTGAAGTCAAGAAGCATTCTTATCAATTGGCTGCTACTAGCCGTGTGCATACCTATGTACGGATCAAGATGCCTCTGGAAACTTTTGAGAGATTGATGCAAGAAGCCAAGTCTGCAAAGGCACAGTAATGAAGATCGCTATCATATTAGCCGGCCTATTATTAGTCGGGTGTTCTTCAGCACCTAAGGTTTCAGCGAAGAAGCCACAGTATTGTCATACTAGCCAAACTATTGAAACCCAAAATGGAGAACGTGTTAACAGTAAAACTCAGGTAGAATGCACGGATGATCAGATCAAAAGATTAACAGCATCAAGGGCCGGATTTAGTCCGTATTGCGGTGAGTTTACTTATTGGATGAGGATTGGAGGAAATGATGTCCAACGCAAAGGTATCAGTTGTCAAAAGCCTGATGGTAGTTGGGAAGTTGTCGATGTTATTGGTCGTTAGCACTGTTCAGGCCAACGATATTAACAATCCAAGATTCTTTGAATATCGAAGCGAATCATTTATCAATGAGGCTATAACTGTATCTTTCGGATTTTTCAAAACTCTAAACAATGATCAAAAATCTGCTTATCATCAGGCCTTGACGCATGCAGTGATGTTTGCTGAAAACGGTCAAGCAGTTGAATGGTATAGAGATGGGGCTAGCGGCTATGCTAGACCGGTGTTGACCTGGCCGACTGGTTCCGGTTATTGCAGAAGGATGCATGTTCAGGCGATCGCCCACGGAGTAGAAAAAACCCTGTCACAGACTGCCTGCTTTGATAATGCGCACACAAATTGGCGATGGTTGAAGCAATAAATAATAGTTCATGAAATATGAATACGGCACCTCTGATAAGGTCATAGCTTATCTAACATTGATCAGCGGATTGGTTATATCCGCTGTGGCTGTTTGGTATTCTGTAGAAGGATTAGTTTCGATATTCGCTGCCA